GTATCCTCAAAAATGATGATACGTCCCATCAAAAAAGATTAGACCGTCCCATCAAAAATGATGACCATACTACTAAGAGTAATATAAATAATATACCCCCTATAGTCCCCCATGAAATTTTTTCTCTCTGCGAGGATTACGCAGAGGAGGATGGGGCACTGCTTGATTCCATCCTAGGCCTGCTTGAAAACCGGGCGGCGTTGAAGAAGCCGGTGAAGACCGCCCATGCGATGAAGGGAATCCTGCGGCAGTTGGACAAGTACTCCGGCGGGGATCGTGCAGCAAAGCTCCTGTTGCTGGAGAAGGCCACGATGCTGAATTGGCTGACGGTCTATCCCCTGAAGCCAGATGAGCTTCCCGCCCCAAGCGCCGCCCCCTACAACGAGGAGGGCTACGATGGAATTTGAGCAAACGGTCCGCCTGGCGGCGGAATACCTGACCTTCGAGGAACGCTTCCTCGACCCGAAGCTCCCCCAGGGGGTCTGGTTCTGCGACAGCGCGGCGGAGGTCTCCGACATCCAGATCAACGCCGTGTGCCTGGGCACCGGCGTGGAGTGGGCGGCGGTGGCGAAGTGCCAGCCCTTTTTCCAGGCTTTCAAGTATGTCGTCCTCGTCACCCCCAACTCCATCGCCCGGGACCGGCTGGTGAAGGAGGTCTATCCCCGCCTCCCGACCTGCAGCGTTTATGTCGTTGAGGACAGCGGCTTTAAGGGCTGCAAGACCGTCCGGGAGTACATAGAGGCCCATGGGACTTATGATCTCCCCTCTATCCTGTGCGGGGCGGTGGAGCTCCCGGCCTATGGCATCCTGGACCTGAGCGAGGTGGAGCAGCGGGACCTGACAAAGGTTCCCCGGACCCTCTCCGGCTTCGACCGGCTGGACAAGAGCATCGGCGGCTTCTTCGCCGGGGAGCTGAGCGTCTGGACCGGGAAACGCGGGATTGGAAAGAGTACGCTCCTCAGCCAGCTCCTGCTGGAGGCCGTCAACCAGGGCCATAAGGTCTGCTCCTATTCCGGAGAGCTGGACAGCGCCCAGTTCCGGGAATGGGCCTATCTCCAGGCGGCGGGGCCGGATCACGTCGGCTACCGCGACGACCCCCTGACCGGGAAACGCCTGCCCACGGTGGACCCCATGGCGGACCGGCTGATCTCCGAATGGCTGCGGGAACGCTTCTGGCTGTTCGACCTGGAGAAAAATACCCGCCACGACCCGGAGGCCATCCTCGGCCAGTTCAGCTACGCCAAGATGCGATACGGGGCGGACGTGTTTCTGGTGGACAACATCATGTCTGTGGATTTTGATTACAAGCGGGAAAAGGACTTTTACCGGGTGCAGTCGGAATTTACGCAGGCTCTGGCCATGTTCTCCAAGCGCCAGCATGTACATATCCATCTGGTGGTCCATCCCCGAAAGAGCTCCGGCGGCAAGCCTGGGCAGGTTACCGCCGACGACGTGCACGGCAGCGGGGACATTACGAACCGGGCGGACAACGTATTTTTCCTCACAACCCATACCATCGACGAGCTGACGAAGCCCATGCTGGTGACGCTGAAAAACCGGGACTTCGGCTCCAAGATCAACCAGTGGCTGGACTTCGACAAGAAGTCCCGGCGCTTCTTCCCCGACGGCGGGGACCCGAAGAAGCCCCTGGGCTGGGACATGGCGGCGACGCAGGTGGTGATCACGGAGCTGCCGGGCGGGGATGACAGTCTGCCCTTCTAAAAAAATTGAAATGAGGGATTAACATGCGGACAACCGCGATTTTTAACTTAAAAGGCGGCGTTGGGAAAACCATCACCACCGGCGTCATGGCGGATATTCTGGCCGAGGATTACCATGAGCGGGTGCTGGCGGTGGACGCCGACGGCCAGGGCAACCTGTCGCAGTATTTTGGCGTCAAAGCAACGGAGGACAACTCCCTGCTTGCGCTGCTGCAAGGGAACTGTGGGCCCTGCTACGGGGATTTTGTCAGCCACGCACGGGATCGGATCGACCTGATCCCGGCGGACATCTCCCTGATGTTTGCCGATGTGGACGCCCTGCAGGACGGGCGGTGCAACCTCCGGGCCTTAGACGATCTCCGGACGGCCATCGAGGAGGACGCCGCCCAGGGGGAGGGCTACGACTTCCTCCTGATCGACTGCCCCCCGGCTTTCTCGGCGGCGTCCTCGGCGGCGCTGGCGGCGGCGGACGATGTGGTGATCCCCGTCCGTTTGGACGCGTTTTCCACCGCCGGCATGGCGGAGCTGATTCGGCAGGTGGACAACATGCGGAGGATCAACCCCCGCCTCCGGGTGGCGGGGGTGCTGGCGACGCAGTACCAGCGGACGCCGGAGGAAGACGCGGCGCTGTCCTATCTCAGGACCAACAGCGGCCTGCCGGTCTACCGGTCAACTGTCCGGTATTCCCGGAGGGTCGGCGCGGCCACTTTCGCACGGGAGCCGCTGATTACGTTCAGCCCGGCCTGCGGGCCATCGAGGGATTACCGGGCGTTCGTGGCGGAGTATTTGGAAGGGGGCGGCGCGGATGGCCGGTAAGCACCCGGACATTGCCTCCGTTCTGGAGGCACAGCTCCAAAGCCGGACGGTGCCCTCGGCGGAGCGGGACATTGAGACGGTTACCAGCGAGATCATCCAGCTTAAGCAGGACGCCGGGAATGCCATCTTAGGCATTGGGCAGCGACTTATTGAAGCCAAGGAGATGTTACCGCATGGAGAGTGGCTTCCTTGGCTGACTGAGCGGGTAGAGTTTTCGGAGCGGACTGCCCAGAACTTTATTCGCCTTGCCAGAGAATGGTCAAATCCGCAGGCGCTTGCGGATTTGGGCGCCACGAAAGCCCTGACGCTCCTGGCTTTGCCTCCGGAGGAGCGGGAAATCTTTATGGCTGAGAACCACATCGTGGACGGCGAGGAGAAAAACGTCATTGACATGACCTCCCGGGAGCTGGAGAAGGCCATCCGGGAGCGGGACGAGGCCCGGAAAGCTATGGAGTCCGCCCAGGCGGACGCCCGTGCCGCCGAGGAGTGCCGTGCCAAAATGGAGGCGGATATGGCGTTATTGAAATCCCTTCAGACTTCCGCCCAGAAGGCGGAGGTCCAAGCCCGGGACGAATTGGAGAAGGCCCAAGCGGAGCTTCAGGTCCTGCGGGACAGGCCGGTGGAGGTTGCCGTGGAGACCGTCGCGGACGAGGCGGCGGTCAAAAAGGCCCGGAAGGACGCCATCGCGGAAATGCAGGCCAAAGTCGACAAGGCGGAGGCCGCCCAGAAAGAGGCGGAGAAAAAACGCAGGTCCGCGGAGACGGCCTTGGCCGAGGCAACGAAACAGGCCGGGGCAAACGCGGCGATCCTGCGCCGCGCCGAGGACGCGGAGCGGGCGCTGGCGGAGGCCCGCCGCCAGCTGGAGGCGGCGGCAAAGGCGGAGGTCCAGACGGCCATCAGCTCCGACGCGGACCTGGCGTCCTTCAAGCTCCTGTTCGACCAGGCCCAGGCCCAGGTGAACCAGCTCCGCGGAATTCTTTTGAATGTCCGCGGAAAGGATGAAACCGCCGCCGGAAAGCTACAAAAGGCGCTACTGGCCTTGGCGGATATGGTGAGGGGGTGCGCCGAATGAGCGCGGTTGACAGAGCCGTCGCGCTGCTGGAACAGCAGCAGTCTGAGGTGCAAGCCCGTTCCCCCCAGTGGATGGTGGCCGAACAGCTTAAGGACATCTGCCGGCAGGAACCCCATAGCGCGGAGCTGATCGCCCAGGACCTGGAGACCCCCGCCATGTCCATCACCGAGGCGGAAAAGAAGATCAAGGCTTTTGCCGACAAGCACAAGACCGGAAACTTCTCCTGCGTCACACCCTTGGAGGCGGAGCGCGTTCTGCGGGAGTTCTACGGCCTGCCGGACCCGGTGGAAGCGCCGGAGGCCGCCCGGCCCGCCGGAACCAAGTTCATTGACCTGACGTATCTTCTGAGGTGACGGCATGGATAAGATCACGCAGCTGGTTTCCCTGGAGCCGCCGGAGGGCCTGACCTCCTGGACGCCGGTACAGGAGGGCCTGGAGTTTTACGGCTTGGTCTATGAGGCGGTCTGGATAGAGGATTATGGCCTCGAGCAGCTGCTGGACGAAGGGGCGAAGCCCCGGAAGGTCAAGATGGTGGAGGTCCGCTGCTCCTGCTGCGGGGAGGCCCGGACCTTTGCGTGGACAAAAACGGATCCCGTCCGGGGTGGCTATGGTTTCCTCCATCCGGAGGATTATGAGCCCATCGGTTCGGGAGACGAGATCCCGTGCCCTATGTGCGGGGAACCGGTGAAGGTGAAAAAGGCGGCGGAGATTGGGCGGGGCTGGTTCCTGGCGGACGAGACCAAAACCATGAGCGCCGCCGTCGTTGGGGAGGAGAAGTATTTGGTCCTGACGGGCTGGACCATTCAGCGCCGGATCTACCGGAGCGCCGCGATGGGACTGAAGGTTTTTCCGGCGGAGGCGTATGTTTTCAGCCCTGACAGCTGCGTCCAGCTAATGGGCTGGCGGAAGTCTTACAGCGGGACTTGCGGTTATTTTATCTCCTACAGCTCCGACTGGAGAACGCCCCAAAAATGGTCGGAGCACTGGGGCGCGGCGGACGGCATCTTCGGCCTGACGCCGGAGCTGGTTGCCCAAAGCTGCCTCCCCCACTGCAAGCTGGATGTCTATATGTCGTCCTTGAAGGCGGAAAGGCAGAAATTTCCCGTGGCCTGTCTGCGGCTGTACCAGACGCATCCGAACGTAGAGAACCTGCTGCTCAGCGGGTTGCCCATGGTGCTGGACGACCTGCTGGCGGAGAAGTGCGGCGGCGATGACTGGAGAAGAAACAACCGTCAGGGTGTCCCCGTTTTGGACGGGATCGACTGGAAGGAGGCCCGCCCGGACCGAATGCTGGGCTTGGAGAAAGACGAACTCCGGCTGGGCCTGTCACAGTGTTGGGGCGCGTTTCTCTGGCGGCTGTTCCTGGGGGCGAAAAAACACGGGGAGCGGCTGACGGCGGAGGATATGGAGAACGCCTGGTACCTCGGCGACGAGAACGCTGTTGAGCTTCCGAGCCACGGCCCGGTGGGAAAGAGCCTGCGGTACCTGCTTAAACAGATTGAGCGGGCAGGGCCGGGGGCGGAGGATGAGTACGGAGACCCTATAGCGGAATATGTCATCGATGTGACAATGCTGTTGGACTACTGGACAGGGTGCCGGGAGCTGGGGCGGAGTCTGGACGACCCGCAGGTCCGCTGGCCACGGGACTTGGCGGCCGCCCACGATGCAGTCATGGAGCTGCGGCGTCAACGGGAACAGTGGAAGCAGGAGCAGACCCTGGCGGCACTGTTCCGCATCCGGCGGCGCCAGCTGGCCCGGTACATCTTCGAGGCGGATGGGCTGAAAATTGTCCCGGCATACAGCCAGCGGGAACTTCAGAAGGAGGCAGACAAACTCCATCACTGCGTCTGGACCTATGCCAATCGCCACGCAGAGGGGGAAACCGCCATCTTCTTCATCCGCCGGACGGTGGAGCCATGGAAGCCTTACTACACGTTGGAGCTGGATGAGAAGACCCTGACTGTCCGGCAGAACCGGGGGCTGCGGAACTGCGGGAAGACGGCGGAGATCCAGGCGTTTGAGGAGCTTTGGATTGCGTGGGTCCGGGCCGGGGCAAAGCGGGACGCGCGGGGGCGGCCGGTCCTGCCGGGGAATAATCCGAACCGCCGAAAAGATATTGCGTAAGGAGGAAAGAACATGTGGACGCTGAAAACCGGCGACCCGTGCCCCTGCTGCGGGATGCCCATCAAGCTGACCGACCCGGAGGCCCTGCGGATGCTGGCGATAGTGGCGGGCCTGCTGGGGCTTCCGGAGACGGAAAAGGGGGAGAGGACAGATGAGCAAGAAAATGGTGCAGTTTCCAACTCATGATGTTTCCCTCTATGAGGCGTGTCATATCGTCAAGTATTCTCTTGACGACGATTCTATAGCGCCTCAATCGAAAGTTCTGGCAATCCAAAAGATTGCAGAACTGGAAACTCATAACAGCATAACGAAAGATGAGCTTGTAAACGCTTTGCGATGGATATTCAAGAATTATGATTTCGAGGTAACTTGAAATGACTTCTGAAGGCGCAAGCCGAAGTTGGGGACGGCGCTGACAGTAGAGGCAGCGCTTTCCCACTAGAAACCCGCTGAAGCGGACAATCAGGATTATAAGTCCTGTTTGTCCGCTTCGGGAAGGTCGTTTTCCAGATTGTCCCTTGCGAGGTCGGTGTCGATCTCAACGTATGCCTCGGGGGGGATGGGTTTTTCCACCATGTTTGGCAGGGGCTGCGGCAGAACGATGCGTCTCTTTTCCATAATCATCACCTCGGCCTTATTCTGACCGGATGAATAGAGGCTATTCAGGTCAAATGATGGCAGAGGGAAAAAGCAGGGAGGGATCCATAACGAATACGAAAGACGACGGCCCGGAGAGCAACCGCCCAGAGGATCGGCCCCTCTGGTACTGCGTCCGCCAGAGGGCGGGGCCGCTGGTGAAGGAGTGCAGGGGGCAGTGGCCGAAAACAAGCCAATACGATGATCCGTTTGCCTCAAAACGAAAACAGTCCGTCAGAATGGTGCAGACCATGTTTTCCCGTGGGCCCGTGCGGCGGCTGGAGCTGTACCTGGCGCTGTTCGGCTATCATGGGAGCCACTACACCCTGACCTTTGACGACGCGCATCTCCCCCAGAATTTCCGGGATGTGCGGAAAACGCTGACCGCCTTTTTCCGGCGCATGAAGCGGTGGCGGGATAATAAAGCTTTTGATTACGTTTACGCCATCGAGGCGCTGACGACGAACTGCCGGTACCACGTACACCTGATCCTGAACGACGACGAGTTCCAGCCCGCAGTGGTACAGTTCCTCTGGAAGGCCGGGTTTGTAGATGATGTGCCGCTCCTCAAGTGGCGGTATACCTACCGTGGGAGGGAATTCAAGGGCTACTACGGAATGGCCGTGTACTTGAATAAAGAAAGGCCGGACGGCTTTTTTATTCCAATCGGGAGGCACCCGTGGAGTGCCAGCAAAGCCCTCCGGTCAAAACTGCCTCAGCCTGAACGGTTCGAATCCCAGACAGACCGTATCGAAATCCCGGACGGCGCGACGGTGCTGGAATGTGATTTGCAGGCAGGAAACGTCTTCGGGAGGTATTCTTTGGCGGCCTATATGCTGCCAGCAAAACAGCGCTTTATTTAGAATATGATTCATCTACTTGTAATATGGTGTATTTTTATGGACACTTTTGAAAACGGGAGGAAAAGGCCTTGCAAACCGACATGAAACCTGATAGACTAACAGTGAGGGATGGCAGCGTGTTCTGTCCGGTATGCGACAGCATCGGTCGAAGGTCGAAGCTGATTGACGTACCAGCAGAGACACGGGCTGAAAACCTGAGACTTTACTGCCGCCACTGCAAACAGCGATTTGTCGTGAATATCGAAAACGGCCAGTGCTTTCGGAGCCCGAGCCAATGATTCCATGGAAACCGTGGGATTGTTGGCCCGGGCGTTTTTATTTTGCTCCGTGGAGGTGATAGCCCATGGCGATGAAACCGCTCCGGCCCTGCCGCCATCCCGGGTGCGGCGTCCTGGTACCTGGCGGGTACTGCCCCGCCCACCAGCCCCGGCGGGCGGAACGCAGCGAGGAGGCCAAGGCTTGGCGCTGGATGTACCAGACGGACGCATGGAAGCAGCTCCGGGGTAGTCAGCTCCTGCGGGAACCATTTTGCCGGACATGCGCCGGGCGGGGCCTCCGGGTTCCGGCCACGGACGTAGACCACATCCAGGACCACAAGGGGGACTGGGCGCTGTTCGCCGACCCGGACAATCTGGAGAGCCTGTGCCACTCCTGCCACAGCCGCAAAACAGCGCGGGAATTGTGGCAAAACGCAAGGAAAAAACAGCGCCGCTGAGGGCGGAAGGTGCGCCAGCTTTGGGCGCGGGTGCGTCCCGTGCGCATGACTCGCGTGATTCCTTGCAGACCATCGCCCCATCCAAGAAAGTTTCGGCCAGACTGCACAATACCGCAGGCAGTCCCGCACACGAAAAATTTTCCCCACCGGGGGAAAGGAGCGAAGCATATGCCAGGAAAACGCCAGCCCACGGCGGTGGTGGAGGCCACCGGAAAAAAGCACCTGAGCCGGGCCGAGGCCGATGAGCGGCGGGACCGGGAGGTCTGGGTCCCGCCTCCGGAGCAGGCCGTCCCGCCGAAGTGGCTGCCGAAGCGGTTCCACCAAGAGTTTCGCGAGATCGGGGAGCTCCTGCTGTCCGCCGGGCTTTACGCCGAGCTGGACCGGGACGTGCTGGCCCAGTACTTCCTCGCCAGGGACCGCTGGCTCAAGGCCGACAAAAAGGCCGCAGCGGCAATCAGGGCGAACGACGAGAAGCTGGCCCGGGATTGGACCGGCGTCCAGGGTGTTTACTTCCGCCAGGCCCGCCAGTGTGCGGAGGCCATGGGCCTGTCCGTTACCTCCCGGTGCCGGATTGTGGTGCCGGCGGCTGTAGTCAACGCCGCCGGCGGCCCGACGGACGAGGCGGACGAGTTCACCCGGCGTTTGCAGGCCCGGCAGGCGGCGGCCATGGAGAAGGCCGGGGGCTGAGTGATGGCGGAGCGTGCGAACAATGCCCCGGCGGGACAGGGCGCTGTTTGGGACGAGGCGTCCGGGAAATTTGTCTGTGATTTCGTTTCCCGGCTCCCTACGACCGACACCGGCCAGCCCTTCCAGCTCTACCCTTGGCAGCGGGACGCCCTCATGGAGTTTTACGGGACCATGGAGGAAGAGGCCGGGGAGCGCCTGCGGAAGTACTGGTACCTGTATCTGGAGATCCCCAAGAAGAACGGCAAGAGCGAGCTGGCGGCGGCCTTGGGGCTGTATCACCTCTTTGGCGACGGGGAGCTGAACGCCGAGGTCTACATCTGCGCAGCGGACAAGGAGAACGCCGGCATCGTCTTCCGAGCGGCAGTGTTTATGTTGGAAACCGCTCCATGGACAGCGAAGATGGTCGCCAGGGGCGAGCTGAATAT